AATATTAGTAGGCGGGGTTGGTTCTGGCAAGTCTAGGACCGCCCTTGCCTATTTTTATTTCAAAGTGTGTGGTGGTTATATTCCAATTGATGAGTTAGACAAAGGATTTCATAAGATGACTAATCCTATGGATCTATATATCATCACTACTGCGAAGAAACGTGACAACAAGGAATGGGAAGAAGAAGCTGACTTGTTCATGATTTCGTCTATACCAGGAGTAGACAAAATCAATGGCGTAACGATGCATGTTGATTCATGGAATAACATAAGCAAGTATCTTGATGTTCATGATGCGTTCTTCATATTCGACGAACAAAGAGTTGTCGGTTATGGTGAATGGGCTAGATCGTTTATCAAGATTACAAGAAGAAACAAATGGATTCTTCTTAGTGCTACACCTGGAGACCAGTGGACCGATTATATTCCTGTATTCATAGCCAATGGTTTCTATAAGAACAAAACTGATTTTATGAGTCAGCATTGTATCATGAGTCACTTCACGACATTCCCAAGAATTGAACGTTATATTGGTACAGCTCGTTTAATACGTTTAAGAGAGTCCATACTGGTAGACATTGATTATTTCAAGAAGACAACGGATCATCATATACAAGTTCCGGTTGACTATGATAAGAATTCATACTTGGTAATATTTAAGAATCGTTGGAACATTTATGAAGATCTGCCAGTAGAGAACATATCTCAATGCTGTTACTTGTTGCGAAAAGTGGTTAACACCGACCCATCACGTATAACAGCTATGGAAGAGCTTTTAGCTAAGAATGATCGCACTATAGTTTTCTATAATTTCGATTATGAGCTAGACATACTTCGCGATATTGTAAAACGTTATAACTATACATCTGGTGAATGGAATGGCCATGTGCATAATCCTATACCAGACACAGACAAATGGGTGTATTTGGTTCAATACACTGCTGGAGCAGAAGGATGGAATTGCACAAAGACAAACGTAGTCATATTCTATTCTGAAAACTATTCGTACAAGACAATGGTTCAGGCTTCTGGCCGTATTGACAGGTGCGATACCAAATACACCGACCTATATTACTATCATCTAAAATCTAAAGCTCCAATTGACTTGGCTATTTCAGCTGCTCTCAAGAAAAAGAAAAAGTTTAACGAGCGCAGTTTTCTGCGCTTTTAAGGCTTACCCGCGGAAAAAACAATGCATTTAATAGAGGGAGTAGAATACGACTACAATCCTTCTCATTTTTTGTGAGGTTTTGTATGCGTAAGAGTAAAAAAGAGGATAAATACCAAGCTCATGTGATGGAGCGACTAGAAAAGACATTTCCTGGAGCTATAGTTACTAAACTGCAACCGTATATTCAGGGGATTCCAGATGTCGCCATTTTCTATGAGGACAAATGGGGCGTGTTGGAGTGCAAGAGAGAGCAAAAGGCAAAGCATCGACCTAATCAGGATTATTATGTCGATAAAATGAACAAAATGTCTTTTGCCTCTTTTGTATATCCAGAGAATGAGGAGGAAGTATTTGATGCAATTCAATCCGCATTTCGAATTGAAAGATAAACACGCATTTCTTAGTGCGAGTAAGTATCATTGGATCAACTATGATCTGGAGAAACTCAAACTTTCGTACAATAATTTCTTAGCTGTACAACGAGGAACCGATTTACATGACTTCGCATGTGCGGCTATTCGTTTAAGGCAAAAATTAAAAGGTGTGAAAACAACATTGGCAATGTATGTTAACGATGCTATTGGATTCAGAATGACTCCTGAACAGCCGTTATATTATTCGCCAAATTGCTTTGGCACAGCAGATGCGATTTCTTATTCTGAAAGAGACAGCTTCTTGCGAATACATGATCTGAAGACTGGTTCTATACCAGCACACATGGAGCAGCTTGAAATATATGCTGCTCTTTTTTGTTTGGAATACGGAAAAGATCCACATGAACTCAGTGGCATAGAACTTCGTATTTATCAGTCTGACAACATTACTGTCTGCAATCCAGATCCTGACGATATTCAGGCAATCATGGCAAAGATCAAATTGTTTGATAGACAGATCGAAGCAATGAAAGTGGAGAACGATTTATGAGTGACGATGTATTGATTCATGAAGGCCGTTCTAAGTTAGACGGCGCACCAGTTGGTTCCGGTCGTTATCCGCTGGGATCAGGAGAAAATCCAAATCAGCATGATGGTGGAACATTTAGAGCTGAAGTAAAGAAACTTCGTAAAGAAGGTATGAAAGACACCGATATTGCTCGTTTTTTAGGAATGAGTACTGGTGAATTCAGATCTAGAATGTCCATTGCCAAAAATGAAGAGCTTTCTGAAAGAAATGCAAGAATCCGATATTTGAAGGATGAAAAACAGTATGGTTGGGCAGAGATTGCCAGAATTATGAATCTTCCTGACACAACATGCAGAGACGCATATAAAGCGGCTACTGCAGAAAGAACTAAAATCACCAACAATGTTGCGGATATTCTCAGAAACTCTGTAAAAGAGAAAACATATGTAGATGTAGGCGTAGGAACAGAAAATTATATTAACTGTTCTAGAACACGCTTAGCTACAGCATTACAGCAGCTCAAAGATGAAGGATATGTTGTCCTTGATCCACAGGTAGAGCAGCTTGGTACAGGCAAAAAGACAAATCAGATGATTTTGTGTCCTCCTGGAACAACTAAAAAAGAAGTATATGATCATCTTGGTGATGTTAAACTTGTTACTGACTATATTGAGAATGAAGATCGTACAGTTCTGAATATGGAACGGCCAAAAAGTATCGATTCTAGCAGAGTTATGATTCGTTATAACGAAGAAGGCGGAAACGATAAAGATGGTGTCATGGAAATTAGAAGAGGCGTAAAAGACCTTTCTCTTGGAAATGCCGCCTATGCACAGGTTCGTATCGCAGTTGATGACAAATCATATTTGAAAGGAATGGCTATTTACAGTGATGGCAAAGATATGCCTGATGGTGTTGATGTTATTTTCAATACAAACAAGCATGTTGGTACTCCTTTCGAAAAAGTCCTTAAGCCATTGAAAAAAGTTAAAGTAAATGGTCAGGAAACAGATGAAATTGACTGGGACAACCCATTTGGTGCGTCTATTAAGAACCAGGATCAGTTACGTATTATTCAGCAGCATTACACAGACGACAAAGGTAATAAGCAACTGTCGTCAATCAATGTTGTTAACGAACAAGGAACATGGGAAACATGGTCAAAAACACTGTCTTCTCAGTTCTTATCTAAGCAGTCGCCTGAATTGGCTAAGAAACAGCTTGATCTAACGTATGCGCAGAAAGCTGCAGAATATGAAGACATTTGCAAGCTTACTAATCCTACAGTTAAGAAGTATTTCTTAGATAAATTTGCAGAACAGTGTGATTCTGATGCTGTTCAGCTTAAGGCTGCTGCCTTACCAAGGCAAACAAATAGTGTTATTATTCCAATTCCATCTCTAAAAGATAACGAAATATATGCACCAAACTACAAGAATGGCGAAGAAGTTGTTCTTATTCGTCATCCTCATGGCGGTATATTTGAAATTCCTAGACTTATTGTAAATAACAATAACAAAGAAGGAGCTAAGGTTATTGGGCCTAACCATAGAGATGCAGTTGGCATTAATAAACATGTTGCAGACCAGTTATCTGGTGCAGATTTCGATGGTGACACAGTTATTGTTATTCCTACTGCCGGCCAGAAAATCAAAACTAGCAAACCTCTTGAAGGATTAAAAGACTTTGATGCTAAAGAGCAATATGCTGGTTACGAAGGAATGCCTGTTATCAGTAACCGTACAAAACAGATTGAAATGGGTAAAGTTTCAAATCTTATTACTGACATGACCTTGCAGGGTGCTGATGACGCAGAACTTGCGCGCGCGGTTCGTCATTCAATGGTTATTATTGATGCCGAAAAGCATAAACTGAATTATAAGCAGTCCGCAAAAGATAACAGAATATCTGAATTAAAAGAAAAGTACCAAGGCGGACCAAATGCTGGTGCATCAACACTTATTTCTAAAGCATCTAGCGAAATAGATGTTTATGAAAGAAAAGCATATTGGAAAACAGATCCTGAAACCGGTGAAAAAATATATACTGAAACCGGGCGTACAGAAATGGAACGCAAGAAGGATAAAAATGGTAACTGGCATGACACTGGCCGTTATGTGAGAGTGACTCAGAAGTCTACAAGAATGGCAGAAGAAAAAGATGCTATGAATTTATCTTCCGGTACCCGTATGGAAGGTATTTATGGTAACTATGCGAACCAGATGAAAGCCCTGGCAAATAAAGCCCGCAAGGAATCTTTATTTACTGAGGCCCCACCACGCAGCGCATCAGCCCGTACTGCATATTCTGAAGAGGTAGAGTCCCTTAATAGAAAGCTGGACATGGCAGAAAAGAACCGCCCCCTCGAAAGACAGGCCCAGCGTTTAGCGAATGTTAATATTCGTATGCGCATTCGAGACAATCCAGCAATCAAGAAAGACAAAGATGCTTATAAGAAGCTTAAGAACCAGTCCCTAGAGGCAGCAAGGTATAGGGTGGGGGCTAACAAGAAGAACTCTGCCGTTCATATTACACCTAAAGAATGGGAAGCAATTCAAGCCATGGCTATATCCTCTACCCAACTGGTGAAGATTCTTAATAATTCGGATACCGATGAAATAAGAAACTACGCCACCCCGAAGGCTAATAGGGGCCTGGCACCCTCTAAGGTGGCCACTGCGAAACGAATGGCCAGCAATGGTTACTCTATTGCAGACATTGCTTCTCAGTTAGGCGTTTCTACTAGCACAATAAGCAAAGCGATTAACGATTAGTAAGGAGTTTTGTATGGCTTTAGTTACAATGTTGACAACAATTGACAATCCTTACGATCCATTTGATGAATGGGAACAATGGTACAACTATGACATCATTCATGGTTACAACACTTGTGGTTTCTTGGCTCGCTTTGCTGCTGTTTCAAGTGAACAAAGCAATGAGGATCAAAGCTACCTCATAGATGAAGCAATTGAAGAAATTGTTCGCCTAAACATCAATGGTTTGTACAAAAAAGTTACAAAAGATGTTGAATTAAAAGACACAATGTAACTTAAAAAGAGCCAAATTGTTGTTTAAAAGCTTCAGTTTGGCTCTAATTAACGTTAAATTAAAGCACATCGCACCATTTAAAGACCTAGGGGAGGGGGTCCTCGG